TGGCGGTGGCACACAAGTACAATCAAATTGGACTGAGACAGACACAAGTTCTCCCGCTTATATTAAGAACAAGCCCAACCTTGCAACAGTTGCAACAAGTGGCTCGTACAACGATTTGAGCAACAAACCGACAATTCCCGCAGCACAGATACAAAGCGACTGGACACAGACAAACACAAGCGCAAAGGACTATATCAAGAACAAGCCAAATCTTGCGACTGTTGCAACGAGTGGCTCGTACAATGATTTGTCGAACAAGCCCAGCATACCCGCAGCGCAAGTCAATTCAGATTGGAATGCTTCAAGCGGTGTTGCACAGATATTGAACAAGCCTACAATTCCAGACGTAAGTGGCAAGGAAAATAAGATGGCTATTGTTGCAGCAAGTGGAACTGCACTCACGGCTTCTGTGGATAACTACTACCTATTTGAAAGTGAGGTTGGCACACTTGCAATTACACTCACAACACCAAGTGACACATCACATATCACAAAAGCTGTCTTTATGCTTACAACTGGAAGCACCCCTGCTGTGACATTTGCTGGGGCAAGTGGAATCAATGTCATTGCACAAGATGGCTTCAGTATTGAAGCATTCACCACCTACGAAATCAATGCAATCTACAATGGTGTCGCATGGGTAGTAGCTGCAATGAAGTTAAGTTCAACACCTATTAACTCATAAGGCTATGAATGTAAGCAGGAGAAGATATATGGGTGCGAAAGGTGGAAGTATTCCATACCAAAAGATTGAGTATCTTGAGAGCAACCCTTCTAACAAGATACAAGTGTATCGTTCAGGGCAAGTCATCAATTTATTTACACCTACAATTGAAGATGAAGTTGTCGTTGTTTTCAGCCCAGTAGATACTTCATTATTTTGTTTCTTTGGCTCAAGGTCAGACAATGTATTGAGATTTTGCTGCACTACTTTTTCTGATGGCACACAAACTGCATTTGCAATGACATACAACAGCTGGCCAAACGACAGAGTTAATGTTGTTCTGAATAGCATCTACACAATGGCTGCAAAGAATGGTTATTATAGTATAAATGGCGTTGAATATACTTCTCCATTTTATACATCAAGTTATAATTTTACCCCCTTCTTAATGTTTGCTTGTAAAGATTCATATAATGACACTGTTTATTCCAAGATTAGATGCTATAGTGTTGTGGTAAAAAGAAGTGGAAATGTAATACACGACTTTATTCCAGTCCGCATAGGAACAACTGGTTACTTATACGACACTGTGAGTGGAGAGCTGTTTGGCAATGCTGGCATTGGTGACTTCACACTTGGCCCAGATGTTAACTAAAAAAAAATAATACTATGGCATGGATAAATAATGAAACTGGAAAGATGTACTACGCTGGTAGTATTACAATCATCCATAATGGAGTGCTATTTAGTGGCATTCCAACAGAGGAGCAATTAACTGAGTGGGGGTTTGTGGAGTATATTCCACCACAACCACCAGAACCAAGTGACGAGGACGAGTTAGATGCTTATGAAGCATTACAGATTATAACAGAAGGAGGCTCACAATGAAAAGGAAAGAGGCATGGGCATACAGAAGAAGCATAGAGGCTGCTGCTGCCTTGCAGAGTGACGAAAAGGCTTTGGAGAACATCTATCTGTACCCTCAATGGGAAGCAGACAAGGCTGTGCAAGTGGATGAGAGGTACAGATATGGAGAAACTCTCTACAAGTGTGTGCAAGCACACACCACACAAAGTGATTGGACTCCTGACAAAACGCCAGCATTGTGGACTGTTGTTTCACTTGATGAGTGGCCAGAGTGGGTGCAGCCTATTGGTGCAGCAGATGCTTACAATCAAGGAGACAAAGTTTCTCACAACGAGAAGCACTGGATTTCAGATGTGGATGCAAATGTGTGGGAGCCTTCGGTTTATGGTTGGTCAGAGGCACAATAGTACCCCCACAGCGCAATAAATCGTGTATAGTATGGAGAAAGGTTTTGCAAGTGGATTGCGAAGGTTTCGCATTAAGGTTCTTAACAGGGTAGAAGCTGAGATGGGAGCCTTTGGACTTGACTCTGCCGAATTGGAATGGCAAGAGTCAGGCGAGGTGTGGGCAGATGTCAATTGGACTAAGGGCAAGGCAGCAATGTCTGCTGGAGCCCTCGATGCCTATGCAGTCAAGATGGTGCGCATGAATTGGAATGACTACACCAATGAGCGCAGTCGCATTGTGTGGGAAGGCAAGACATTCCAAATCTTGCCTGACACTTTCCATGCCAGCCACTACGATAACACCATACAATTCCATGCGCAGTTACTCGTCAATGAGAATGTTGCCGAAACTGAAGAAGCAAACGAAACGCCAACAACAAAATGAAGAAGCAAATTGCCATAGTGCATTACAACACGCCAGAGCTGACAGAGGCTTGCATCTTGTCTCTAAGGAAGACTGGGTGCTTCTGGCCTGTCACTATTCTTGACAATAGCGACAGGCTGCCATTTGAGGCAAAACTGCCTGAAGTGACTGTACTCGACAATACAAAAGGCCAACTCATAGACTTTGATGCGGAGTTGGCAAAATATCCTGACAGATCATTCGACAAAACGAAGGTAAGCAACTTTGGCAGCGTGAAGCATATGCTAAGTGTGCAATATCTGTGGGATGTGCTGACTGAAGGCTTCATTCTTATAGATAGCGACATATTGCTACGCAAGTCCATCAAGTTTCTTTGGGATGAAAGGTTTGCAGCAGCAGGCAAAGTGCAGTATTTGCAGAAGGTTGGCAGAAAAGAGAAAGATAGGCTCATGCCGATGTGCTTGTATATGAATGTGCCTCTACTTAAAGCAAACGGAGCAAGGTTCTTTGATCCGAAGAGGTCATGGTGGCTTCAGAAGGGAGAAAACAATATCGGCAATATGTATGACACGGGTGCTTGTCTGCTTGAAGACATCCGAAAGACAAAGCCCCAATTAGTCGCAAGGTGCTATCCGAATCTTTATGACTATTATGCGCATTATGGCTCTGGAAGCTGGCGCAAAACAGACAAAGAAGACCAGTTGAGGTGGCTCGCGAAATTTGCGACACTCTGGAAGCCAAATGGCAAATACAAGTTAGGTGAAGTTGGCGAAGAAACACCAAATGCGAAGATATATATCTGCGCACATGGTGACTTTATGCCACAAGTGAAACATCCAATCTATGAAACAATAGATGCAAGGGAATTTGGCGAAGACAAGCGAGGTCTTTTTTTAAGTGAGATATACACATATCAAAAGTTGGCAAAGAAGAAAGTCTTGCCAAAGGTGATTGGCTTCTGTGGCTATCGCAAATACTTCGAGTTCATGGATGATGTGCCGACTCTCAACGAAGACACAAAGATTGTGAGCAAGCGCACAAACTTGGGAATGTCGATGCAAGATCAATATCCGCACTTTGCCAATCCTGCTGACTTGCAACTCTGCACAGAAGTCATTGATGAGAAATTCAAGGACTTTGCAGAAGTTTGGCACAAAGCATTGGAGAGCCACGAACTGCATCCTTGCTCAATGTTCATCATGCCAAGCAAAGAGTTCCGCAAGATGATGAAACTTGTCAATGGCATTCTTGCAGAGTGGGAGAAGCGAGCTGGCAACATTGAGGAACGAGTCAATACTAATCCCAAGGCATATCATGTAGATGGTGTGGGCTTCAAATATGCTTGCAGGGTAGGCGGTCAACTTGGAGAAAGAATAATCTCCGCATGGATGGATTGGAAAATGCAAGATGCCAAAGAGGTTGGCATAGTCATTACACAAAATAGGAGTTAGTACCCCCACAACGCAGTAATGCACGATATATAGATAGACACATATAAAAAAGATATGGATGCAAAAAAAAGAGAAATCAGAACTGTTGACTGCCAGCTTGCCATTAGAGAAGTTGAGGGCAGTCAGGAGAGCGAGTCTCGCACCATCACAGGCAGAGCCATCGTGTTTAACGCTGAGAGCGAAATGCTTGATGAGTGGGGAGAAAGATTCCGCGAAGTGATATTGCCAGAGGCTGTGACAATGGAGTTCCTGAACACGCAAGATGTCAAGATGAATATGTTGCATGAGAGAGAGCTGACCATTGCACGCTGCAACAAGGGTGTTGGCTCCCTTCGTATGGCAGTGGATGAGCAAGGTGTAACATTCGAGTTTGAAGCACCAAATTGCGACCTTGGAGACCGTTGCTTGGAGATGGTAAGAAGAGGTGACTATTCAGGTTGCAGCTTCGAGTTTTATCCAAAGGATTATGAGGTAGAGCGCACAAAGGGAGCCGATGGCAAAGATGAAGTCATCGTTCGCCATAAAAGTTTCGAGTTCCTTGAGGCTCTTACAATCGGAATGTCACCTGCATACAGGCAGACTTATGTCAATGCAAGGGAGCTTGACAAGTTGACTCCAGAAGGCAAGGCAGAAGCAGAAGAACAAGCCAAACGCGAAGCAGAAGAGGCTGCAAAGAAAAGGGCTATGAAGGCTGCTGCGATGAGAAGGTTTGAACTAATTTAGAGATAAGATAAAATTATTGTTTTCGTTTAACCCCTAAAAATTGTACAAAAAAATGGGAAAAATGACAAAAGTCGAGCTTCAGGCTCGCGCACGCGAACTTCAGTCTAAGATGGCTGAATTGAACGAAAAGGCTTGTAAGGAATCCCGCGAGTTCACAGAGGATGAGCAGCGCGAATGGAATGCCTTGAGCCGTGAGAAACTGCTTAACGAGGGTGAACTTACTTCTTTGTTCACAGAGCGCGAACTTGCCAAGTTCGAGGAGCACAAGAGTAAGGGAGAAATGCTCCGCGAGGTGCTTCGTGAGTCTGCAAAGACTGGCAACAAGCGCGAGATTCTGCTCACAAGTGGCACAAATAGTGCAGGCACAAGTAACACAACAGCCAACATCACCGCATCTGGTGCTATTGAGTTGACCATCCATGAGATGATTCCAACTCTGCACGAAGGTCTGGAATTGCCAGAATCTCTCCGCGTTGTTACTGGTGTAACTGGCAACGAGGTTTGGCCAGTAAGTGTCAATGATGTTGAAATGGAAGAGGTTGGTGAGGTTGCTCAACTTGCAGACCAAGAACTGAACTTTGCCAAGATCAATCCGCAACTGGCTCGCGTTGGCTTGAAAGTGCCTGTTTCAAACATGGCAATCGACAATGCTGCTTTTGACTTGATGGCTTTCGTACAGGAGAAGTTCACTATTGCACTCCGCAAGTATCTCGCTAAGAAGGTGTATTCTCAGGCAGACTGGAGTGGCATCAAAGGCCCATTCAGCAACATGGCTTCGAGCGGAACTATCACACTCGGCTCTGGCACTGAGTATGCAGACATCCTTCAGGCTGTTGCTAATTTCAGCGACAAGGGCTTCTTTGAGGGTGATGTTACCCTTATACTTGACCGCGTAACCGAGGCCAAGTTAAAGGCAACTCCCAAGATTGCTGGTGCTGCTGGCGGTTTCGTAGTGGAGAATGGCCTCTGTGCTGGCTATCCCTACATCGTTACTCACTACCTCAACACAGAGTTGAATTCTGACAATAAGCTCGTTCCCACAAGCGGTAAGAGCATTGGTATTGGTTACTTTGAATGGCTTGCCCTTCAGCAGCATGGTGATGTTCGCATGGTGGTTGATCCAATCACAC